TTCGACACAAATTTAGGTAGCCAGAGAGAGTTATTGCGTCGTCTAAGCCAACTGCGCAAATCAGAAGGCAAGCGGCTTGATCAAAGCAAACTTCGCGCTGCAAAAATAGGTCGTGGCGCAGGCACAATGTCCGGCCTCTTAACAGACTAGGAAAAAATAATGGCAAAAAATTCGATACGCGATTATAGCGCAACGGCATCCTCAAACACTGACATTCAGTCCGTAAATATTGACGAAAATTGTCCCGCATCGGGAATAAATAACGCCATCCGCGAAGTTATGGTTGACCTAAAAAACGTGTCCACTGGAGCGATTGCCCTTGAGACACCGGCGGCTGATAGCATGACTGTTACTGGCGATTTAACCGTCGACACTAGCACTCTCAAAGTTGATAGCACCAATAATAGGGTTGGCGTTGGCACTGCCTCTCCGAATAACCCTTTAGAAATCTCACACACAGGAGATGCGGCGGCTGGCGGTCTACGCATTGGTGACCCTTCTACGATTGGGAGCGATACTGGCATTTACCTAAGAACTACTGGCGATGCGGTTATTGGTGCCGCTGGCGGTAATATTGTTTTTGATACAAATATGACTGTCCAAGAGGACATGCGTATAACATCCGCTGGCGAAGTCACTAAGCCACGACAACCATGTTTTTCTGTAAGCCCTGCTTCAAACGTAAACAATCTTCCTATTAACAGTTATACTACTGTTGCGTTTGGTACAGAACATTATGATGTGGGTTCAAACTTTGCATCGAACACTTTTACTGCTCCTGTTACTGGAAAGTACCAATTAAGTTTTCAACTATATACTTTATATATTGATGAGGATGCTGCTTACACATATTGGAGTATTCTCACATCAAATAGAGAATATTTTATAATATTTGATTCTGGTGCTTTTGACCAAGAAGCTGAGACTTGGACACCCACTCTGAGTATAACAGCGGATATGGATGCAAATGATACAGCATATATGCGGTTTTATCAGTCAGGTGGCACAGCGCAAGTAACCGTTTCAACAGCAAGTTATTTTACAGGCGCACTAATTTGTTAATCGGGTGAAATATCCCTGTCATAAAGGAGACATAAATTGGCAAATCACACTAAAACAGTCACACTGACTGATCTACAACAGCAAATCTTGAGCAACGATTTGTACAACGATAGCGATAATGCTGGTCTTGATGCGTGGATACAGGCAGCAGTGGATGGCAAAATCAATAACTGCTGGAAGCGTATGCAATCAGAGTGGACAACAAAGCTGATGAACGATGATAGCTTTACTGACGCTATCCCTTCTAATCAGGCTGACTTTGTTGCTCTCATCGTTGCTCGTAGCGACTACCAAAACCGCAAAGCAAGAGATGATGCTTCAAGCATTGGAGGCTAGACATGAGTAAAGCAGCAGAATTAGCCGCACTGATTGGTGGGCAAAAGGCGTTAGGTAATAAGAATTTAATCATCAATGGTGCGATGCAGGTTGCTCAACGCTCAACAAGTGCTGTAGCTGCTGGTAATCCTAATTATCCTAGTGTTGATAGATATGTTGCTTGGGAAGGTACAGACGGAGCATATACTGTTGAACAGTCTACAGATGCACCAACAGGTTTTAGTAAATCACTGAAGGCTCAAGTAACAACGGCAGATACTTCTTTAGCTGCTGGTCAATACGCTCAATTAGTTCAGAGAATTGAAGCACAAGACTTGCAACATTTAGATTATGGATTATCGACAGCTAAAACTTTAACGCTTTCATTTTGGGTTAAGTCAAATAAAACTGGCACATACTGTATTACTGGATATAAAGAAGATAGTACTGGCTCTGCATCAACAATGCTTTTCCCAAAAGAGTTTTCAATTTCTTCAGCTAATACTTGGGAACATAAGACTATTACCATAGAGCCAGATTCTCAAATAAAATCTGCTACTGGTGTTATAGATGATGATAATGGAACAGGTTTTCAAATATTTTGGAATCTAGCACAAGGTTCTACATACACAGGTGGAACGGATGGAACTTGGACTACAGACACAACCGCCTTTACTACTACTAATCAAGTAAACTGGATGGATAACACATCAAACAACTTCTATTTAACAGGCATCCAGCTTGAAATTGGAGATGTAGCCACCGCTTTTGAGCATGAGGACTTTGGAACTACGCTACGCAAGTGTCAGAGGTATTATTTTAGAATGGGTGGATCATCAGCATATGCACGATATACTGTAGGTTCATGTGATAATGCAAATACTTCTAATGGTGTGGTTGAGTTTCCTGTTCAAATGAGAGACACACCAACCTTAGAAACCACAGGAACAGCCAGCAATTATGCTGCATATGAAGCTGGCATAGTTCACACTTGTAGTGCTGTACCCGCTATAAACGCACTTGGTAGTGATAAAAATGTTGGAAATATTTACTTTGCATCAACTGGTAATTTTGCAGCAGGTAATGCTGCGGAACTATTATCTAATAATAGTGCCAGTGCATATATAGCGTTTCAATCGGAGTTATAATAATGTTTACGCCAGCTACAATAACAAACGCCAAGTATGGTTTAGACCCTATCACGGGTGAAAACACCTGTATTAATTGTGTGTTTGATGGAAGTCATCTGTCTGTCCCGTTGGCGGCAGGAAATACAGAATACATAGAAATCATGCGCCAAGTAGCGGCTGGCGAACTCACCATAGCAGATGCGGATTGATGAATGGAGCCGATAACAACAGCTATCGCTGCGGTTACTGCGGCTTCCAATGCTATAGGGTTTATTAAGGCACGCATCAATGATGTTCAATCTGTTGCAGATATTTCAGACCAGATCGGTACGTTATTCTCAGCGCAAAAGAAACTCAATGAAGAACGTAATAAGCAAGCTGGTGTTGGTGACATCAACATCCGTAGTTCAATTGATGCAGTTCTTGAAGCTAAAAAACTTAATGAGCAAATGCAAGAAATTGCTACGATGATTAATATGCGTTGGCCTAAACCAGCGGATCAACCAAGCACATGGCAAGAGATTCTTAATCATCATAATCAGAAACTTAGGGAACAAAAGGAAGCGATTAAGAAAGCGCAAGTTGAAGCGGCTCGTAGGCAACAAGAAATATCAGAGACAATTAAAACGTGTGCAATTATCTTCTGTGTACTCTTGGTAGCGATATTTCTTTTTGCTGTAATGTTTATGACAATAGCCCGCAGTGTTGAAGGAGAAGGTTATGATTACAGTCGAACAGTTTTTAGCTTGGAAGATACTGCCTCGCTGCATGATGCTAGCTAGTACAGTTATGTCATGGCGTTGCGCTGAATGGTTTATGGGTTTGGATGTGCCTACAGCAGCACAATCTGCGTTTGTATCTGTAGTTATGGGCGTAATGACAGGAGTGTTTGGTATCTGGATGGGGCATGAACATAAGGGTGAATAGTGGCTACCAAGATAAATGAAAACACTGAACTATCTATGCCTATTCGCAACTTGATTGCGATGGTAGTTGGAGCAGCGATTGGTACTTGGGCTTACTTTGGGATTATAGAAAGATTAAACAGCATAGAAAACACAATCATTTTGATTGAGGCAGACTTAGAACAGAACACAGAATTTCGTATTAAATGGCCGAGAGGAGAGGCCGGTTCGTTGCCAGCAGACAGTGAGCAATTTATGTTGATCGAACATTTGTCTGAGCAACTTGCAAAACTGCAAGAACAAATAGATGAAGGTCGTGCGCCACACGATCAACAACAAAAACTAACATTAGATTTCTACGAAAAAAGATTAACTAATATTGAAGAGCAGATAGAAAAAATGAGGAACGGAAAACGTGGTAACTGAAACAATTACACTGATACTCTATATGGGCGGTGATATTGCAGAGCATACCGCATTTGAGAAAGTATCTAAATGTCTTAAAACCAAACGAAAGATAGAAAGAAACCTATACAAAAAATCAACATCAGTTAGGTATGCTTGTGAAAACAAAACAGTTGTGATTGAGAAGAACGATGATGGTTCAAACTATATTGTTAGGATAATAGAATGATACAGGCATTGATCGGCCCTATAGCAAACCTTGCTGGGTCATGGATGGAATCTAAAGTTGAGCAGACTAAAGCCAAGGGTGCTGTGGCTAAAGCTAGGGCTGAAGCAGAAGCACAGGTTATGGTTACAGCAGCAACACATGAAGCTGGCTGGGAAAAAATCATGGCTCAAGCTAGTGATAATAGCTGGAAGGATGAGGCGTGGACTATTTTGTTTATAGTCATAATTGCTATGTGCTTTATTCCTTTTACGCAACAATATGTTGAAGATGGATTTACTGCTTTATCTAATACCCCGGAATGGTTTCAGTGGGCAATGTACGCTTCAATAGGTGCGAGTTTTGGAATACGCGGATTGAAAGGGTTTAAGAAATGAAACTATCAGCCAACTTTACATTAGATGAGATGGTAAAAAGCCAGACAGCAGAACGAAGAAACATTCCAAATACACCTGATGATGATCAGATAGAATCAATGAAGTTGTTGTGTGAGAATATATTGCAGCCGATTCGTGATGAGTATGGGCCGTTTCTTGTATCGTCTGGTTTTCGTAGTGGTGAGTTGTGTGTAGCTATAGGATCAAATATCCACAGCCAGCACGCAAAGGGTGAGGCAGCCGACTTTGAAGTTGCTAATGTAGATAACTATGGGCTGGCTGTATGGATACAGGACAACCTTGATTTCGATCAGTTAATATTGGAGTGCTATACTGGCGGCAACAGTGGCTGGATACATTGTAGCTACAAACCAGAGGGTAATAGAAAAGAAACACTAACTTATGATAAGGTTAATAAATATCGCAAGGGATTGATTACTTAGCTTCTACTTCTGATGTAATTGCAGCATAGCCAGCTATATCTACAAGACTGTCATCATGCTTGCCATGTGTTAATCTGGCTACTTTAAGTAACACCATCATCATACCAACATCTCTTGCTGCTATGCGTTTACGCAAATACTGTGACCATAGGTCAGCAATCAATGTGAAGTTTTCTTCTGGCGTACCATAAGATGCTTCTCTGTCTAATGTTATTTCTTGAGCAGCCTCAAGACATTCCTTTCTATCCATTAGTATGCTCTCCTGTTTACATAATAACATTCTACACAGTTACCATTTGAAACCAATCTTTCTGCAACATGTCCATTGATGCAGGTAGTGCCGGTAAAGAATGTTTTTAATCCTCGCTCTTTGGCGTTATCACGACCGATCTTCATTCTATATGATGGGTTGTCACTTACCAATCTAAGAGCATCTTTTATTTCCTGCATTGTAGGTACTGCCATTATTGCCTCCATTTAGGGGGTAGGATCATACACGGACATGTGCTAAAGGCCGTCAGTGGGCATCCTAGAGCGATTAATGTAGTAGAAAAGGTGGCAATCCGGGCGATCGCCACCTTGAAGTGGTTAAAAGGGGACTTTATTGTCCGTCAGTTGCTGTGTTGTTTGTGGTTCATCTTCTGTCTTGGGTCGTGGTTCTGATATATCCATCGACATATATTTATTGCCATCTTTTTCCCGCTTCCAAGCAGCTAGTCTTTTCTCCTCTCCATCTAGCTGTATAGGCCCACCGTAATCTGGCGCACCTTCTTTCTGTTCTGCTTTCTTTTCATTTGGAAACAGCACACCTACTTTCATAAACACTTCTAACCTTTTCTTGCCATCTTTAGATTCAGCACTGATGATAGCTACTTGCTCTTGTGTGCCATCAACATCTAGCTTGCCTGACAATATAAGGTTTTGTTCAGGGAATGGCTTGTAAGCCACACCTTTATTTGTATTATCATATTCCATTTAGAAATCCTCTTCTGGGTTAACACGCTTGATAGTTTTATTACCTGTTGCTGCCGCACTACCAGCAGCATCCTTGCCATCATCATCGGATGCTAAGCCGAACATGGCTTGCAATCCATACCGTTTAGCATAAGTAATACCACTACCCATAGCTTGCGGATTGCTTGTGTCTTTAACTTTGATTGGTGTTCTACCTATCTTTACAGAACCTGATGAAGCATGGATCATCTCAGTTTGTATGAAGTCAACAACTGCACCCTGATCTGTAATGATGAAATCATTTACCTGTGTAAATGTAAGGCCATACTTTGCAGCCTGATCTACAGTGGCTATGACATCTTC